CAAACTCAAAGTATCCGTCTCCAAGTTGTTCATACATGTCTCGCATGTGACCCATAAGCTCACGAGCTGCGTTATTAACCGCACTCGGTGCCATGTTCTCTGCAAAGTTCACTGACATATTAGCAGTATTACTGCCTGCAGTTGAACTAAATTTACCTACGCCTGTTCCAGCCATTGTTTTATTCTCCTAGTTAATTTCTTAATTATTGTTATAATCTTGTGTTGGGTTGTTTGATACTAATGCACCAAGATTTGCTCCGATAGCAGATGAAGATCTTCTTAAACCTGGCTCTGGCAAACTTAATAATCCTGTTGTGGGATTACCACCTAAACCAAGTTTTCTAAAAGCTCCACCAACTCCAGGTAAACTAGTCAGACCCATTGTAGGAATTCTTGACATAGCTATTTCTGAAGCTATTCCTGGAGGTATTAATTTTGCTAATCTTAATGGATTATTTATAGAATCTTGCATTAATAATCTTGAGGCAGTGCCTGTTTCAGGAAAACCTTGTCCTAATACAGCAGCCATTTCTTCAACACTTTTTTGTAAAGGTGCGTCTCCTGTAAGAACTTTAAGTTTTCTATTGGTTCTATCAGATTTTAATATTGCTCTTTGTAATTGTGCAGGTGTAAATACACCTTCATTAATAATAGCATTTTGCATAGCAGTAGTTATAGGAACTAAATTTTTCCATACTGTATTTACTTTTGCTAAATCTAATGCACCTGCGTTTTGTAAGTTAATTTCATCGTCTAAAACAGTTCTTATAGATTTAAATACTCCACCTATTTCTCCTTCGAATCCACCTTTTTTGCTAAAATTAGTAGATAATCTTGTTAATTCAGTTTGTGCATTTTTTAAAGTTTTACCATCTAAAGCACCATTTTTAATTTTATTGTTAATATATTTATCAAGTATTTTTAATACTCTTTTTTGTTCAACACTATCTAATACAGAATCTTCAACTACGTCTAACATTCTACGTGAAAGATTTTGAGTATCGGGTAATTTTAATTTTCCTAGTACATCGTCATATTTTTTACTTACAATGTCATCTACATACTCAAATGCTTCTCTGCTTGTTTTTATAGTTGAAGGTATTTTTATTTTTAATGGTTCTATAGCTTCTTCAAGCAATTTTCTATTGGCAACTATTAATGCTTCTAATCTTTTAGCTTGAATTGGATGTCCTGCACCTGGATAAGATGTAGATAAATCCTCTAAAGCCGTAACTAAAGTTGAGCCTAACGAAGGGCCATCTCTAAATGTTTGGCCTGGCGTAAGAGGAATATCTTTATCAACTAATTTTTTAGCTACTTCGCTTTTTACTGGTAACAATTTAGAAGCTACTTTTGATATAGTACCACCTAAAGCTCCAGATATTGCACCACTTGTTGCTCGATTTTGTAAACCTTCAGCAGTAGTAATATCACCTTCTCCAACTCCAACTCCATAAGCAGTACCTAATGCACCACCTACTTTTGCTGCACCTGTAACACCCACACGTGCTAAACCTGCACCACCTAACATAAATGATGGTATTGAACCAACAATTTCTGAACCATAAGCTGCATAAGGTGATTGTTCTCTAAATGTGTCTATTTCTGATCTTACTTCGTTAATAAGTTCATCATAACTTTTATCTGACACTAAAGATCGTGCAAAGGCTTCTGCTTCGTCACCAAAACCAAATGCAAGTCCTTGACCTATACTTGTTCTCATTAAATTAACACCAAAATTTACTGGTGCTTTTTTTTGATAATCTACTGCTGCTGGAGCTGCCATATTAATTAATCCTTACATCTTCTTTGGTTAAAATTCTAAATTGTCCATTGATAGCATCAAAAACAAAATCACCTGCTTTAAGTTCTCCGTCTACTACACCTCTATCAAATTCTTCATCACTACTATATGTTGGAAATATACTACCTAAATTTTCATCTGCATAATCACCAAAGCCTTTTAAAGTTTGATTTTCATGTATGTAATTTGACATTAAAACAGCCCTTCTTTCATTATATTCAGCTACAGCTAATGATCCACCAACTATTAGTCTGTTAGATTCTACAGTATTACTAAGACTTGCGGTTGAATCTTTAAATAATTGAATTTCTGTATCAGAAGTAGATCCAGATCCAACTACTCTCATATTAGGCACAATTTGTGCAACGGTAGTTTCAAAAAGGTCTTGTTGACCTAATTTATCTAATTCTTCTTGAGGCAAAGCCTTAAAACCACCTAAAAATCTTTTAAATGGTAAAGTTAATTTTGCTAATGAGCCAGTATCACCAGATTCCATTTTGCTTAGTTGCAATTTTAATAAATTTAAATTGTTTTTTACTTGACTAGCACCTCGTACTATTTCATTGGTTTTTTCTAATTGACCAAAAGCATAATCAATAGCTTTTTTGTCAAAAGCTGAGTCACCAGGTTCTATAGCTACAAGAGGTTTTTTACTTGACATTAAGTATTGGTAAAACCCACCTTGCTTTGTAGGATCCCAACTACCATCAGACACAGCTCGATCAAAATTATCTTGATCTGTAGTTACACTGTCTGATTGATTTCTGTCTTTGTAACTAAGAAACGTACCTTTATAGCCTTCATTTACAGCTCTTATATATTCTTTTTCATCGGTAGTTAAATCGCTTGTATTACTAGCTTTAGCAGGTTCATATCTACTTGGCTCTGTTGCAACTTGTTTATTTGTTGCTAAAACATTTTTTTGTAAAACTGTGTCGTAAACTTCTTTTGTAGTGCCATAAGTAGTATCGTCTTGTAAAGATTTTTGTACCGCTGCTGAATTAATTAAAGCATCACCGATAGACTCACCTCTGGCTATAGCAAGACCAGCGTGAACTCTTGGGTCTCCAATAAATTGATTCATGTTGGTAACTGGTGCTAAAGCACCACCAGGTTGTCTTGCAGATTGAAATGCTGCCATTGGGTTTGATAATAATCCTTTTAAATCTACCATAATAATCTCCTATAGAAATCCTAATCCGCCTAATGCACCGCCAAGTAATGTACCATAACCAGGTAATGCAGAACCTGCTACAGCTCCACCAAAGGCACCACTAATGCCACCAGATTGTTGACCTGGCCCAGTACCAACAGAGGTAGGGAAACCACCTGCTATTGGACTAATAAGTCCAGCATATTGTTGTAATGCTCTCATTGGTGCTTGTTGACCAAATTGAAATCTTGCAATCTGATCTTGTAATTGTCTTTGTGCTAGTTGTTCATACGCAGAGCCTACGCCACTTAAATCACCAATAGCACTTCTTCTACGCATATCCATAGCGTTTTGAATACCTGGTAATTGACCTGCTGCTGTTAATGATCTACCAAATGCAGATTCCATACCTGCTTGTTGTCGAGCAATGTCAGCTTCTGATGCACCAAACTGTCTACCAAATTGACTTTCCATTGCAGCTTGTCGTCTTTGTAAATCAGACTGACCACCACCATATAATCTATTTAATTGCGATTCTAAACCTGTTTGTTCTCGCCCACGTTCCTGTGATGCTAATTGACTAGCAATAGGAGCATACGCTTGAGTAACACCTCTAGCTACTGCTTGTTGAGCTTGTGGAGAAGTTCCTGTTCTACCCATACCAGCAAATTGTGATTGTACATCACCTAGTACGTCAGAAGTAATACCTGATCTTACGTCTGATAAATAATCTGCTTGTGGCGTTAAACCACCATAAGACGATCCTAAACCTTGTGTACTCATACCTGGTTGTGACATGCCTAAACCAGTGTTCATTCTACCTGCGTATGCAGACATAGGGCCACCAGCAAACTGTCCAAATGTGTTAGCAGCTTGACCTAACATCGCACTTGGTGCCATTTGTTCTAAAGCTGCAGCTTGTTGTAATTGTAAGGCTTGACGGGTTTGGTCAGCAAACGGTACTACGGTGCTACCAGGAAAGAATGATCTACCTAAACCGCTACGGTAAATATTTTGTGCTTCGCCTAATATATCCTGTAGATAGGGTTCTGCAGGTGCGTAAGGCTCTGTTCTTGATGTAGTTGTTTGATTTCCACCACCACTTGACATACTTATTTCTCCAATTTCTTTTCTAGTAAATAATGGGTTGTTTTAAACCCTTTTTGTTTTAATATTTTTGACCAACCTGGTCTGGCATAAGTTTCAAAGTGCGTACACTTATTACTTTTAGCCCATTTTTCAATGTCGTGCAATCCATCTTGCCAATCTTTTCTATTCTTACCTGTACAGATAAAAATGTTAGCAACCTTGCTATTTGGCCGTAAAATGATTCTAGTCACTACTACTGCCTTTAATTTTTGTTTTGCTGTCTCATCCCAACCTAACCATAATTGACAATCACCTTTACTACAGGCTTGATACACATCATCAGTATTATAATGATGTCCTGAATAAGCTAGTGCCTTAGTAATTGAATCATTAACTAAGTTCCAAACTGACTCTATATTTTCTTGCGGTATCTGTACTATGCCGATCATGTAACTTCTAAATAACTTGTGATAACGTGTAGTCTATTGGCTGTAGTAGCCGTTGCTTTTAATACATCAGAAGCACCTAATACTAGTGTAGCATTGTGTCCACCCATACCTTGTATAGTAGCTTTAGCTCCAACAAATGCATCTTTTAAAAACTGAAACGTATCATCACCATTTACTATAGTTAATGAAATACTGTCATCATTGTTACTATCTTCGCATATTATGATAGATTTGACAATAACAGTAGTACCACTTGCTACAGTAATTAATGCAGTAGCATTAGTTGTGGTTAGATCTACTTTTGAATTTTTGTAGGTATGAGCCATTACTCAACGCTTTCTTTAAAACCATTACTTAAATTTTTGTGAAACTCATCTAGAGCATTATGTTCACAGTTAGCACATTTACAAGTTACACAGACACCATTGTTTCCACAATGACAACTATGTTCGCAATTCTTACATTGATCTAGGCTAGAAACCATGATGTAACCTCCTGATTTTCATCGTTGTGATATCGTATTAATTGATTAGTAAGTTCTTCTACAATTAATTGAAACTCCTCAGTTGAGTCAATGTTTTGATAGATGTACTGTAGGTCTATCTTACTTGCCATTATCTACCACCGTATTGACCTCTACCTCTAGGGCCAGCTTTTTCTCCACGTTGACCTGCATCAGCTCTATCTCGTTGTCTATCATTATTGGCTTTAGATCCTTTTTGATTTGCTTTTGATGAATCAGATCTAGCAGTAGTAATACCACGTTCTGCGTCAGTTCTATCAAAACTTTTAAATTGTTTATCTGTCATTCGATTCAAAGCATTTTCATAATCATCAACACTAATACCGCCTAAAACATTTTGTTCTTTTATTGCTTCGTTTATTTGTTGTGCTTGTGCTAATCTTTGATTTGCAGCTATTTTTTCTGCTTCAGTAATATTTAATCTTTCTGTTGCAGTAGTAGGAGCAGTAGGTATTCCACCAAGTAAACTTAAATCTTGTGGAGTGATATTTAAATTAACTGGTCTATTCAACAATCCTGCTGGCGTTGTTGAACCTTGTGCTTGGTTAAATTCATTTGTTAAATTACTATTTAAATCTACTCCAAACACTTCTTTTACAGCATTGTTTATTCCTTGTGCATTTCTTAAACTGTTAGGGTCATTGGCTACTAAATTGTTTATTTGTTCTTGTGTGTTTAAAGGTAAATTTTCAAATCTATAATCTGCTACGCCTGGTATTTGATTAATTAAACTACCTAACAATGAAGCAGTACCAAACGGTAAGTCGGCTTCTTCAACTTCACCAGTAAAATTATTTACTCTATAACTTTTACCATTAAAAGTTTCGTATGAATATTTTTGATTATCTTGTTGATTAGGGCCGTTACCACCACGATCTGATGTAGTAGTAGTAGATACGTTAGACGGTATGTTACCAGTTACAGGTATGTTACCGTATTGGTTAAATGCACCTGGAGTGAATGTTCCCATGTTATTGTAAGTTGGAGTTTGTAACAAACTACCTTGGTTAAATGCTTCAGGAATATACTCTGCATTAAATAAATTAGGCATTTGGAATTGATTACCTTCAAATCGGTTTTGTGCAATGCCACCCATAGGGCCAATCGTATAATCAGCAGCTGACCTAGGATCATAATTACCAAACAAATTTCTAATTTGCGTAGTGTCAGTGTCTTTAATCTTGTTATTTAGTAAACCTGCAGATTCTTGTAATTGTTTTAAAAAGTCTGACATTATCTATATCCTTCTTTGATTGCTTCTACGTCAATACCTTGTGCATCTGACCAAGTAGTACCTGCTGGTATTTGTAAGTTAAATTTAAAATATCTTGCTGATTTGTGAAACGGTATTGTTCCTGTAGCGTGCATACTAGACGCACTCGTAGTTGTAGCAGAGTCAGCAACTCTATTACGAAAAGTTAAAGTAGCAGTAGCAGAACTTGTGTCTACTAATGGGCGTAAGTGTGTCATTAACGATCTGTTGCCAGCAAATATTTCTGTCTCTCCAGTACCAATAGATGCTTCTAATGCATCACCTTCAAACGCACCTAATTTATGATCGGTGCCAAATACTCCTAATGTACGTAAACCACCAATAAATGCTGCACTGTCTAAAGATACAGAGATAGCATCTAAATCATTAGCACCTGATGACGGATAATCATCTAAATCATCTAATGTAAAACCAGGTGATAAGTAATCAATAATCACTTCGTGATCTAGTTCTACTAGTGACCATCTTTGACTTGCAAGATGATAAATAATAATTTTGTCATTTTGTGTACTTGAGTTAGTACCTGTAGCTGACGGATATGACCACATTACTAGTTTGTTTTCGTGATCGTATGAAGCTCTAACACGTTCTCTAAATGGAAACTTTAAATCATTATAAAAGAAACGATCTACTTTGTTGGCACCAATAGGTGTTGATTGCGTACCGTTAGTAACGTAAAACCCATCTTCTGATAGATAGTACACTAAGTTACCAACTTGAATGACGTTTTTACCTTGTACTGCTCCTCGGTTATCTTCTATACGTCTAAATGAGAACACAACATTACCACCACGATAATCTAATCTAGTAATACGTGACTCTTGAAATATTAAACCATACTGACCACCTGTAATACCAGTAATAACTCCTCCTTCTGGTAACACCTCAGAGTCAGATTGATTAACCCCTGCAGTCCATGAAGTCGGATCATTAAAACTAGACCACTGTACTTTGTTCTGTGCAGAGCTAGTAAAACCTGTAACTAAAAAATTACCAATAACTGCAGCATGTCTAAACGCTGGTGGTGATCCAGCTAATGCAGCAAAATCAGTTGATGAGTCTAATGTCCATGCTTGCGGAGCATCGTCACCATTAAAAGCAATTACTACTTCGCCAAACCTAGCAAAATCCCAATAAGATTCACCAGGAAAACTAAAAGTAGTACCACCACTTTCATCTACAAAAGCATTAGCAGTTAGTTTGTATAACTTAGTCGCATCACCTGCAAATATAGATACAACACCACTGTCAGATTTAAAAGCTCTAGCACCCTGACATCTAGCTGTTAAGGCATTACTTGAAGTAACTGCTATGTCATTAAATGGTCGATAACTGTTTATTGCAGGAAATACGTTAGTAGCAACAGTAGCACCAGGATTCATGTGATCTGGTAGGTCTGGTAACCATTCTGCAAACGGTATCTGCATTATATGTTATCAAAATTGTTAATATTAATACCTGTTCTTTGCACTAATGGCGTAGCATTATACTTGTCTTTTTCATCTGCCATTTCTACTTGTTGTAAAGCAGTTTCATATTGTGTTTTAAATTGACCTACAGTTTGTGGATCCATACCACGAATAAATGTACTAGCAAAATATAACGCACCAAAAAGATATACATCTGGGTGGTTAGTTAAAATGTGATTAGTAGCAACTGATGCACTTAATGCATCAAAGGCTTTGTAAAAAACTAATGTAGCACTATACGAAGCGTCAGGTGTAGGACTAAATCTAAAGTTAGTGCCTTCAATAGAGTAAGCTCTTGGTTTACCAGTTTCACTAGACCCTTGTGTTTCTGCTTGATGAAACGGAGTCATAAACTGTAATGCAGTTTTAGGATTAGTTGGTATAACAAAACTTCTAGCTTGTAAAAAACCAGTAGGTAAAGTTTCGGTCTCAGAGTCTATGGTAAATGCACTAGAGTTTTCCATTGCACGTATTCTTAATCTACGATTAAAATCTGCTTCTGTTAAAGCAATAAAATCTACAATCTCTGTAGTTAAATCATCACGTGCTAAAAAATTAGCAATAGATGTTTGTAAATTAGAATAGTTGTCTAATGCCATATTAATATCCTGAAAATCTTTGTTGAGTTAAATTAGGTGCCATTTGTTGTTGTTGACCGAAGCCACCACCAAAATTCATAGGCTGTCTTTGTTGACCAAAACCACCACCAAAACCACCCATGTTACCAAAGCCTCCGAATGGATTAAAACCTCCATAAGAACCAAAACCACCAAACGGTGAGCCATAACCGCCCATACCACCAAAAGGACTAAAACCTCCGCCAAATCCTCCGAAAGAATTACCAAAGCCGCCACCGCCAAAACCTCCAAATGGATTTCCAAAGCCTCCACCGAATCCACCACCGAATCCACCGTAACCGCCAAATCCGCCAAAGGGATTAAAACCACCAAACATTGGGGGTCTTTGCATAGGAGGTTGTTGCATAGGAGGTTGTTGACCATTTTCAGGACTCATCATTGTCATCATGTTGCCACCACCAGGTAAACTTGGATTATCTGGTACCCGAGTTATCATATTACCTGGCCCAATATCAGGTCTACCATTTTCAGGAATAGCCGCTGTCATTATTGCATTACCATCACCCTGAATATTTGTTGGATCAATTCCGTAATTAGGGTTTGGCACTTGAACTTGTTGCATGCCAGGAGTATGCATACTTGGTTGACCATATTTATCAAAGGCAGGTCTTTCCTGATCTATATTCCCATTCGGGTTAGCTGTAGGATTTGCTTGTTCACCAACCATTCTTGTTGTAGGTTGTTGCACAGGTTGACCATTTTCAGGACTCATCATTGTCATCATGTTGCCACCACCAGGTAAATTAGTAGGCATATTAACATTAAAATTAGGAGTTGATGAACCTGGAGGACGCATTTTGGTCAAATCTGCAAAATTAAAACCACCTTGCATATCTTCACCTATAGCTTGTGTCATAGCTGCTGTATTAACACCTTGTGGTGGGGTCTGTTGTGCGTTTTCTTCACCCATAGCCATAGTAGTAGGGCCGAAATTTCCTCCTGGATTAGACATGTTGTAGTTCCTTATACATTTGTTTTCCTAATTCACCTTTTGATTTGTTGTCAAAAACAACAAACATAGGCATATCGTTTGTTTCTAAATAATAATAATTACTACCATCAAACATAAAGTCTGATGCAGTAAAGGTTAGTTCTAATTGTTTGTTTAATTCTACAATTTTAACTTTTAATTCTTCTGGTATTGCGACTAATTTACAATCTACATTGTTATCAGTTCTATAATCTATAACTGAAGTGATAATTTCAAATGCAAATAGTTCACCATTAATAGCATATACTCTTATGTTTTTACCTTCGATACGATCTTGTATAATACAAGGACTTACCGCTTCGTTGCCTGCAGCTACGTGTGAGCCACCCATGACAGGTTTGACTATTTGATTTTCTTTATCAAGTTGTTTGGTGTAAACTGTTTCAGGTATATTAAAATTAAGTTTTTTAGCTACTTGTAAATCATATAACTTAGAAATAGTGGCCATCATATTTTTACGATTAAAAACATGTACGTCTGTATTCCATAGTAAGTAATTATACAATGCGTAGTAGTTAGCGTATTTTTCTGGTGTTTGTGTTTCAAAAACATTGTGTCGCATAAATATCGAATTCGGTTGTATAATCTCATTGTTGACACGAAACTCATTGGTTTGTAAATCCCATTCAAACACACTAGCCAAATCTATAAATTCATCAAAATGATGTTTTATGCAAACTATGTTGGGATCACTTAACTGACCAATTATGTAGCTTTTGCTCACTATAATTTTTTATCGCCTACCCTAAAGTTTTGGAATTCATTACTATTAACCATATTCTTTATTATCTCACGTTGTGTTTGTTTATGCAACTGATGCCAGTTAGAATGTCCAAATAATTGTTTAGTTTTTATTTGTAACGCAATTAAAGGTATTTGTGCAATACGTTGAAACTCACCTTTTTGTTCTAGTGATCTATGGTTTCGAGCTATCT